AGCCTTAAAAATAGTTTGCAAAATAAAATTGAATTAACTACTACAAATTGTACGTTAAAAAATTATATATCTATATTATCTCAAGTTGCACAAGCAAAAGGATATGATGGATATTATTGGCAAACAATGGAAGATGATAGAGTACGCCCAACACATCAGGCTAATGATGGAAAGTTTTTTAAATGGGATAATCCACCAATAACTGGTCATCCTGGAACAGAAATTAATTGCCGTTGTATAGCGGTTTTTGAAAAGGAATAGATATGTTTGATATAGTATTAGATAAACAAGCGGATGCTAGTTTTAATATTCAGATAAATAAAAATGTAACAATAAATTGTGTTGTACGAGATGATACCCCCTTAATTGATAGCAGATTAGGTAGACAGCATCGTTCGAGCAAAACACTAGAAATGGTTAAGTTTGAAAAAGATTTACCAGCTATAGCTTGCGAAATTAAAAACTTTAAACAATTTGTAGAGTTTTTTAATAATATAGATAAGCCAGAATTAATCAAATCTTTAAGTGAGACTTTAAAAGAACATGATGAAAATACAAAAGGTGTAGAAATTGTCGGATAATGAATACCTGATAGAAGATGAAATACCTAAAAAGAGTTTTATCACAGAAGAAAAAATTATTGACCACTTAGTCATTATTAAAGATTTTGATTATGAATATTGCAAAGCAATTATTGAACATTGTGCAAATGGTGGCTCAGTAGAGAGTTTCGCCGGTAAGGAATATATAGATCCAGATACCCTAGTTGCATGGGCTAATGATGAAGAATTGTACTCAGATTTTAGATCTGCGGTTAAAATAGCAATTGCAGCAGAGTATAATTACTGGGAGAGAGAGTTATTAACAGCACTGAAAGATCAAGAGAATCAGTTTAAATTGCCTAGTATTAATCGTAAATTAGCTGAACTTGGATCTACACTGCTAAAAAATGGTCTTCGTCGTTCAATGTACGATAATTTTAATACAGATTCTGTATCAGAAGAAGACAAAACAACAAATCAAAACGTTAACAATTTTGTGAAAGTATAAAAATGAGTTATATATATCGTTTAGCCACAGATGGTTCATATCAATTAACCCCAACATTAAATAAGTTTTTACCAACACCTTTAATGACTGGTCAAAGTGCAGCTGCAACTTCTGATCCGTTATTATATCAACCAATGCGACCATTTAAAAATATATGGGGAGCCGCAGATGTATGGGGAGCAATGCAGGTAGCAATTGAGGTTAGTCCTGATGGTCAATCACTCTGGACACCATTAATTGATGCATTGGGTAATCCATTAATATTCAATTCCGGCACTGGGAATAGAATAGTAGATATAGTATATTTGAATAATTGTTTTATTAGAGCTGAATTAACTGGCTCTGGCGGTACTAATGTTTGTGTATTTTTAAGTTAATTATCCATGGCAACAGAAAATTTTATACTCCTTGAAAATGGTATCGATTTTATTGAATTAGAAGATAATAGCGGAGTTGTTTTATTACAAAATAGTTCTACTAATGTTACGCCTTTTAGTTTTGCTGTAAATTACATGAATCCTATCGCTAATCCAATTATAGGGATAATTGATGGTCAATATTCCAGCAGTTAGTGAAGTTTATGAAAATTTTAGTGCATTCTGCAAATATATAATACCTAAATTAGATGGGAAATATGATTGGCAACCGTTCCATGAGTATATTATGGAACGGATTGACTTTTACATTAAACAAGGATACGGTAGACTTATTATTGAAATGCCGCCCCAACATGGGAAGACTCTTATCGCTGGAACACTTCTGCCAGCTTACTTTTTGGCTAAATACCCTAATAAGAAAATACTTTATGCCACACATAATGGTGATCGTGCCGAATCTGTTTTAACAGACGGAATTTATCCTATTTTATTTAGTAAAGAATATAATAAATTATTTCCCCATATTAAGTTTAAATTTGATTTGGATGGAATGGAAAACACATCAAAAGTTAAGAAAACTCGCAAATCTGCTACTTTATTAAATAATAAATTCAATTTAATCGGTTATAGGGGCGGTCTATTAACAGCCGGCGCAGGTATGGGTATATCTGGTTATCCAAGCCATTTAACCATCATAGATGATTATTTTGGTAAATATGAAGATGCGCAAAGTGATATTATCCGCGAAAAGGTAATTAAATGGTGGCGTGCCGATGTTAAAATGCGTGGACAGATTGATACATTAGAGATTACTTTTTGTACAAGATGGCATTCTGAAGATGTAATTGGTATGATTCGTAAAGACATAGAAGAAAACGAAGATGCTGATTATTTAATTCCTGAAATTATTACATTCCCAGCTCAAAAAGAATTAGACGATATGGATAATCTATATGATAATCGTCAAATAGGAGATTATCTTTGGGCAGATTATCGTCATAAATATGCTGATGCCAAAAAAGATTCTATTGTATGGGCATGTGTTATGCAGCAAAAACCTATTAATGCTAAAGGTATGATGCTAAATGCTGAAGATTTAGTACATTGGGTTACAGAACCAGCACAAGATAATCTTTATATATCTATCGATACTAATATGAAGTCAGAAGCGGAAAAAGGCGATAAAACATCAATCCAAGTATGGCAATTGTCTCAGCCAAATAAATATCTGATTGACGTATATTATATTAAAACTAATTTTGTTGAATTGGTTAATCTTGTAATGGATATTATAAGTAAATATCCTCCATATTCTGCATTATTAATTGAAACTAGAGCTAATGGTCAAGCATTAGTTGACTTATTAAAAACAAAACTTCCTCGCGTAATTGGTGTAGAGCCGCAACAAAAATCTAAAAATAACTTTAGTCGTGGATTGCCAACAGGATCTAATCAAAATAGTAAGGCAGATAGGATGCAATTATGTCTACCTGAATTTAAAGCACATAATGTATGGTTACCTCCTATTACTAGATGTCCAGGTATTATTGAATTTAAAAGACAATTAATTAATTTTACTGGAGCAAAAGGTAAAACGGATGATCATGCTGATGCATGTTCTATGTTTTTAAATTATGTGCGTAATAATATTATTATTTTACCAAATAATAATAAAAGAATTACACAAATTAATATGTATAGTGATATAATTGCGCAAGTTGTTGACGTTAATGATAATTTATTGGAAAATATAGATTATTATGGGCGCAACATCACAGAATTTTTATGATGTTATTAAGAATTTTGACAAATTAAACAGTGGCATAGTTCCTAAACCTGAGAAACCTACCGAGAATTTCTCTGACATTTTAAAAAACTTCTCTGACTTTAATAAGTTTATCAAACCTGATAGCGATGATAAGGGTGTACTTGGTACAGCTATACCTTATCTTTATAGCTTATATGGTGATATTGCTGTCAATCCCTCTACAGTATCTACATCAGAATTTCAAAAAATGGCATATGGTGATCCCACCATATATTCATGTATCACATATATGATGGTATTAATTATCAATCGTATAGGTGAATTCGAACATGAAAATGCCGATATCAAACATCTTGTCAATTATTCTTTAAATAATCTTAAAATCGGAAAACGCAGATTTTTAGAATCTATGCTCACAGCTATTTGGGCTGGATTTTCCGCAGGTGAGAAAGTTTATGGTTTATACGATAGAAAAATCATTATTGAGAATGTTGTACCACTTCCGGCTGTAAGTCTTATTTTTAGAATAGATACTAATGGTTTTGTTCGTGAAGATGGAGTTGTACAATATTTTTATAATAACTTGCTAACTGGTTATGCAAATTTATTATCTTTTGGTAGTGTATCTCCGAATGGAATGCAATATCCGAATCCTCAAGCAAGAAAGGGTGATTTAGATTATCCTTTGCGTACACCATGGGCGCAGCCTGTGGGAACCCTTTTACTTCCACGCGATAAATTAATCATGTTTAATATACATGGTACCGATGGATTAATGAATCCATATGGTAGATCGATGTTACGTAGCGTTTACGATAAATATACACACAAACAGGCATTATTGCAAATTGCTATGATTGGTGCAAATTTTAAATCTAGTCCTGTGCCTATCTTTTATGTTGATCCGACTGTTCCTATAACTTTACCTAATGGTCAAACAATTGACTTGGCGCAGGACATTGCCCAGCAAATTACAAGATTACGTGGTAATGGATTCTTAGTTATCAATGGTAAAAAAGGTGCAATGGTTGATAATGATGTTATCAATAATACCGCAGATCTTACTCAATTTACGCAACTTCTGACTTATTATAATAATGAAATACGTGAAGGATTACTAACTCCTACATCTTTATTGGGTAATACGGATGGAGGAAGTTATGCACTAAGTTTAACTCAAAGTAGTGCACATTCTAAATTTATTGATAGTTTAACAGAACAAGTATGTGATGTTTTAATTACATCATTTGCAAAAGATATTATTCAGTCAAATTGGAAGGGTGAGAAAAATTGGGGATATTTTAAGGTTAATGAAGATACTTTAACTGATAAAGAAAGATTAGCCAAAATATTAGAAGTTGGCGTTAGAGCTAAT